ACAATGTTAACGCTTTCGTCTTTTAGACACCTTACTTTTAACGCTATTGCAAATGTCCCGGAAAGAGTCGTGGATATTTGTGATTATGTCGTTGGAAAAACTACTTATGCCTTGGTCAGGTTCGCCCTGTCCAAGTACACTGCTTATGCCCGGAATTTTCTTATTCGTAAGAGCTTTGGCCTTATCTCCCGATTGGTTTGTAGCCGCACTGTGTGGGTCGTCGCTGTTGTCGCAGCGGTTGCCCCCATAGTTAAGTTGGCTGTCTTATGTGCTCGGATTAGTACTCGTCTCATGATAAATAGTGATTATTTGTCGGAGGCTTGGAACGCCCGTCTTCGTCGATTTTGGTCTCGACAATCGAAGAACACGTTTGATAAATCCACCGCTATTGCCTCGAACTTTATGAAAATGAAATTACCTGAACCTCCGAAAATTGCACGCTCTCTTGCTTCTACGGTCGCCGAAAACCTCGCTCATGGTTTAGGCCTTCGCCCCTACTTTTTTCAAATGTCGTCAAATGACTTGAAGAAAGGACGGGTGGGATCGCGGGAACATTACTGGATGCAAGATTTTGAAATCGCCGAACATATGCCCTTTTGCCCCGAGAAATCGGATCTGATTGTCATGATCGATGTGGATCCTCACGTTGACATGTTTACGTTCTTGACGGACAATACTAACCCTGTCTTCCTTTACACAGTCCAGCCATCAACCCCGGCTGGTGTGGTAGATCGACAACAGTTTACCTTTACTGATTCTGGTGAGTTAGCCATGAAGTATGCCAACGGTAGTTCTTATCAGCACAAGATATGGAATTATAGTGTGAGCAGCTTTGCGGTTTTCTCTTGGAAGAGTTGGTTTAGATTTACTATTGCTGCCTACAAGGTGACGCGCCGTCAAGCTTCTGGAATACATCAGATGATTCTTCTGACCCCCACCGTTCGGTGGGACTCTCTCTCTGTGTACGGAGTTTTGTCTCTTATGAGTACTTATGCCTGGAATCTCCTTGGAAGGATGAATCCGGTTGTAGGAAAATTTGCTGTGATGAAACAAAATACTGAAGGGAAGATGACTTATTCAATTGCACGACCTGGAGAACACTTGTGCGCCACACTCGACCATGACAAATACTCCGCTTTGCGGGTCATGGCTGAGTCAGCGAAAGTTGGCATCACATTCTCACAGGTTACTGCCCGATTGAACAAGACAGAAGTTTCTGAAGACGCTGCTGCCATAGTATATGCCTATTTTAGGGATAATACACCACATGGAGCCGTCGAGATATTTCCAGCAGCCAGCGCTGTTACCACCTACCACCCTGCATCATGTGAACCGCCTTGTGAGGAATTGAAACCCACATTGGTCTCGTTCATGTCCCCCTTGATCAAGGGGGCTTGCTTTGCCCCTTCGAACTCGAAGGAAAGCGAGATTGCAGCAGTTCATGGTAGAGTTGAAGCGGTTAGAGTCTTGGACACCCCAGATCCTCAGGCAAGAGAGTACATGGATGAATTCTTAACTTTTTTAATTCCCGAATCGGAAAAGCACACGCGCATGCCGTATGACCCAGAGTATACATACGAAATGCAGGACAAACCCTCCCAACAGAGGATCTTGATTGAAACGGCCTGGGCCACATGGAGTAACTTTACCAAAGCTACCGTGTCGTGTTTCATCAAGAAAGATGCGTATGACTGTGCTGCCATTCCTCGCGTGATCACCGTTCCACACGGTTTAGCCAAGCAAGGTTTCGCCCGATTTATTTATCCTTTTGTTGACGCCGCGTTGAAACCAC